GAAGGCTCGAAGCCAAGGGGATGGAATAGGTCTTGTCGCCGATGGTAGCCTTTAATACTTCAACTTTGTCTTTTCTCTTGATAATAACCTCTGCCATAGTCTTACTCCTTTATCATTAGGTCGTCTGGCCGTCGTCCATGATGAGCTCGAAGTCGCCCGAGATAGTCGCATTCCATGTGATTCCCTCGGTAGCCTTGAATGCTACATCGTCAACCGCTGAAATAAAGGCTCCCGTCGAGCCGAGAGCGATCATGTCGTCGCCGTCCTTCATAATGAAGAGATAAGCCTCCTCATCGGGAGTGTTTAAAGGTGATGTGTCAACCTTGACGACATTCCCGTGTGTAGTGTCCGCCGCTATCTTCGTGACCGCACCCTCTCCAAAGATAACCTTGAAGACTTCCTCGGTCGTGTCCATGATCGGAACCTTGACAGACTCGGGGTCTGTTCCCGGCATTACTCTCTTGACCTTTAACGCCCAGTTTTTAAGCGTCTCATAGTCACGAGCCGTGTGCCATGTGATACCTTCCTCGGTAACATCGCCGACTAACGTCCAAGCTGTGGCGAGTTCTTCGGAAGGATAAGAAGGAAGAGCCGTTCCCTTGGGTGCATGATAGAACATTCCAAGAGCATAGCCTCCGCCTAACTTCGTTGCATTTGATGCCATTTGCGTTTACCTCCGTTATATTGTTGTTTTGGTTTGGTGAGCAACCACCTCGAGTCTTGCCGTACACATAGCGAGGTCGGGTCTCACGGGGTCTCTTCCCCAAGAGCCGGACGCATTAACCGTGACAGCTCGAATCTCCGTGGTCTGTATTTTCGCTATCTCCTTGAGCGTACCGATAGCCATGCGGAGTAGTTCGTCCGCCGCCTTCTCGGTCTTTGCTCTCGCATCAAGCGTGATACTAAAGGTGTCTATTCTATTGTCTTCCGTGCCTCCGACTCGCTGAACGAGCAATGAAGGAGTCTTGAACTTCTCGGGGAGCGGTAGGCAGTAGATAGTAAAGTAGTCCTTGAGTGCAAGCCTGATCGCATTCTCAATGTCGATGTTAATTAAGATATTCATGCACCCACCGCCCTACTTAATGCTTTATTCTCGGATTCCGCCCTCACCGATGCCTCGTCGGTAGTTCCGGCAAAGGCGATATATCGAGAACTCGCCTTGATACTGTGTGCTCTGAATCCTTCCGACTCTTCCGTCAAGTCTGCGTTCGCTCGGTCGGCGATCGTCTCCGCCTTACTCCTCACTAATTGCTCAACCTCGGAAGATTGCAAAAGGTCTCTAAAGCCTTGGTTGTTCCATTGAATCCGCTCTAAAGCCATATCAACCCTCCCATCTGATTAAGTCGAGCTGAATGTGGGAAGTCCGCATCGGGCCTATCCATTTCCTCGGCTCTCCATTAATCTCGTAGGTATTTCCATCCCAGACGATGTGGTCTTCCGCTTGAACATCCGTCTCTTCTGGAAGATAAGCCGTCCATCCATCCGAGATGCCGAGGACTCTTCCGTCTTGAGATAGAGAGGTCGTCGCAGGCTGAACGGAACATCCGTCAACCTCGATCGTCTTCTCGGGGTTATCCCAATCGGGGACAAGTGAGCCTCGCTCGTCGATGAATGTCGGTCTTACGATAGTGATACTTTGTCTAACAAATGAAGGGAGCATTAGTGACACTCCTTCCTCGGTTTCATTAGACTCAAGGCACTAATCTGTTGCCTCTTGAGACCTAAAGTCTTAAGGTCGGAGGGCCATAGTCTGATTGAACCGCTCGAGTTCGGAAGACTATATGATTGAGATACACCGCCCGCCGCTTCGCTATACGATGTCGCAGGGAGCTGCGTTCCGGGAGTGTTCAACTCTCTCATAACTACATCACAAACTACGCCCTTTGCGACTTCTGTAAGGTCTTCGTCGTCTGCGATCATTTCATCGAAGTTTCTTCCGACCTTCTTGGCTTCAATTCTGATTAGAGAACTGATAACGGGTATCAATGCCCCTGCTCGCTCCTGTTCGGATGCCGTGAGAGGTCTCTTGAGGCTTACGATGTCCGCTACTGTTGCATAGTTTGTTGCCATAGTCCACCTCTTACTTCTTCGTTCTTCGTGTCTTTGTCGGTTTTGCGACCTCTTCGGAAGAAGAAACGGCGGAAGGTGTCTCCGCCTTGCCGCCGTCTAACTTTTCCCAATTTCCGCCTTTTACCTCGGAAGGGACATCGATGATCGCTCCCGTAATCTTGTTACGGTAACGCATCATCAAGCCTCCTCGATTCTTGCAAAAGCCTTTCCGTCGAGGATTGCCCAACCGTACCAAGCCTCGGCACGGAGGTAAACCTGATTGTAACCCTTGAGGTCGTTGCCGCTGTTGTCGGGGTCGCCGTACTCGATCACCTCGAAGTTGATGATGTCTGCATAACCCCATCTAAAGTAGTTCTCGAAGTCGCCCATATAGCCGTGCTTCTTGGCAACTGTGGAAACTGTGGAGTTGACATCGGAGGCTACGCCCTTGATTCTCTCGGGATTTGCACCCCATGCGAGTTCGGGGTACTGAGGGATGCCATTGACCTTTACTGCTGCAAGAGCACCGGCAAACGTCTTATCCATAGCGAGACCTGTAAAGTCATAGTCACCAAGGGCTGTGATACCTGTATTGATATTACCCTCCGGGTCGGGTGTTGCGGGAACATAAGTAACCGCTGTTACATCCGTGTTGGTGTCGAGAGAGTTTGTACCGATGAGTGTGGAGGCGGAACCTGTCGCAGGGTTTACACCATGGAGAGCCATGATGTCAAGACCACGAGCAATCTTCTTTCCAAAGCCGTCTGTGAATGCTCTCATGTACTCAAGTCTCTTCTCGTCGGAGCAACGAATGAACTCATCCGATACTCTCTGTCCGTACTCAACCTTGAGAGGAACCATCTTGACAACATCGTTGCCGCCTGTGTGCTGACCCTTTGCAGCTCCCTCGGCTACGAGATTGACTTCTCCGTCGAGAGAGAAGGTCATGATGTCTGTGCCGCTAAAAGAGAGCGGTTCCTGCTTTGAGAGCTTTGCAAGTGAGCTGTGTCCCTGTGCCTTTACGAATACATCCCTAACCAACTCTGAAGGGAATCCTGCTGATGTGAATGCCATTTTGTTTTTCTCCTTTGTTTAATCTGTTTTTATTGAACTCAAGAGGCTCTTAAGACCTGCGTCTTTATCGTCCTCGTGGTTCTCTGATCTGCGAAGCGGGAGCAAACTTGAACCGCTCCCGACTAACTTCTTGATAGACTCTGCATCTTCACGAATAGACTTCTCATCTTCTCCTTTGATACGGTCTATCCATTCAAACGACAAGCCGACCTCGTGAGCAATCCGAGACTTTAATGAAGCCGTCTCGTAGGCTTTGTTCTTCGCTGTGAGGTCTGCGATAGTCTCCTCATCGTTCTTGTGAGTCTCCTTGTATTCACTAAAGGCTTTGTTGAGTTCGTCGAGGCCCTTTTGATGGTCTTCCGGGGAAATCCACCCCTCAAATCTCTTCTCCGTGGTCTCACGCTCTCTCTTCAAGCGAGTAGTAATAATCTTGTCTAACTCTTCCTGTGTCTCGATGGGTTTAAACTCTTCTGCCATTTGTTTGTCCTTTCCCCGATTTAATCCGTTCGGTAACGTAGTTAATAACTAATGCGTTGCTTGCGAGCCTCTTTGAGAGTCGCACACGCACGAGTCGCTAATACACAAGACTCCATCAACGCCACCTCAATGGCATCGTCTAAAGTCTTATAGCCATATCCGCCGCCCGAACCTATCGCCCGGTGCTGACAGTTCGTGACACTCTGTCGGAGTGCCGGTTGTCCGTTATGGCACACGGTATGGTTCGCTATGGCGGTCTCAAAGTCCGAGGATGCTTGCACTACTTCCTTAACCTTGCACTCGTTTACGCCCTTGAGCTTTTGCTTGTGACACTCTCCGAGGAATGTCTCAAGCCCGGAAGCACCGTCAACCAAGACCGTCTTCACGTTGCACTTGATAAGGAAGTTAAGAATCCACTCATTGCCTTCTCTTTGGTTTCTACAATCGATCGCCTCGACGAAGATTCTTCCGTCTTCCGTCTTGGCAGCGACCGACAAGCATACATTCATGCCATCTCGACCGAATTTGACACCTGCACAAAGAGGACGCTTCACTTTCGGAACCGTCTCCACTTTGCAAGCATCCCATTCGGGGGCCGAGATTGCTGATTGTTGGTTGTAGCGAATCCAAAGTCCAAGCCTTTGAATGTTGAAGTCTATGTCATCGCCGTTTATCTCATCTTGAACGACTCTCTCCGTGAGGATTGAGCCGAGAGATGGACTTGTAAGATACCATGCGTCTTTATCATGTACGTTGGTCTTATGATCGACCGACCACTCCGCCCATCCTCCGTTGATCTTCTCGCCTCGCAAGGTCTCATCTCGGAATATTCGGAAGACATCGCCGCCGGACACCGCCGTCGGTGGAGTTCCACACATGATAGTTTGAGGGTTCTTCGACGATGAAACGACATAGTTTAAAGCCGTCTGTTGAGCCTGTGTGTACTCTTGAGCCTCGTCTATGACTAATAAGTCATAACCCGAACCCAACGCACCCGAGGACGTTCTCGTGCGAAAATCGACATATCCGCCCGTCGAGGGTATCTCTATTCGCTCTCGACCGATAGCCTTATAAGTTACTATCTCGATTCCGATAGCCTCAAGCCTCGCCTTTAGTCGTTCCCATGCTATGTGAGCGGTGTCGGTGAGGTGTGCGGTGTGTAAGATATGCTCGCCTGTGAATAGTCCCCATATCTCTCGAGCCGTGAGTATCTCGGTCTTACCGTTCCTTCGAGGGACGGAATAGCCAAACTTAGTGTGAACCCACAAGCCGTCGTCGTTGACCGCCATGATGTCGCTCAACATTAAGGCTTGCCACTCTTGGCATACGTTGTTGCTCAAGTCGTATAACTTGACCGCTTCATCCCCGTATGACTTCTCATACGGCAAAATATAGGATTGAGTCGGGATTTGATTCCCAACTCTAATCATCTTTGACTTTGTCCCTCCTTGGCTTGTCCCGTGAATGTCTCCTCATAGTTCACCTCGTCATATCCGCAGGTTCTACGAACTGCGTTCTTACTTGGTTATTCACTCTCTCTGTGTATCTCGAGCCGTTCCGCTCGGTCACAAAATCAATAGTACATCGGCAATTCTCATGCCTTCTCCATACATCGTTGCCTTTGTCCCTAACATCCCGATAGTCATAGCTCCCGGCGATGTCTCTGCACCACCTACAAGCCTTTGACTCCGCTACACGGATGACTCTTGAGGAGATTCCCGCTCTGTTCATCGTACTTGCGTTCGCTCGGATAGCCTCA